CTAGTACTGCATCTGCAATATGACATACGATGTCATGTACTTCAATTGGTTGTAATTGATCTCCATTCTCTTTTGAATCCAATATACCTCTAACCTTCATCAAACATTCTTTTAATGGTTGAGGTCCTGGAGCTTTACCACCTGATGTTACTAATCTTGCTCCTTTTGGTCTAATGTCTGAAAAATCAAACTGTAATGTTGATCCACTCTGAAAGTAAGTTTTCATAAGAACCTTTACTGCATCAGCCCATCCTTCAATAGAATCTGCAATGACAAATCTTCTTTTTCTATTTGGATTAGGTTTGTGAATTTCTGGTAGTTTTTCTACATGATGTTTTTGTACAGAGTATCCTACTCCAGTTCCTCCTAACAATAGGAACATTGTTTCGCCAAATGCTCTTACGTCATCGATTGGTAAGTAAGCACAATTATAAACTCTATTAGGAGATATTTCAATTGGCTTTCCAGCAAACTGCATGGATCGCATTGATGGTAGTACCTTTTTATCATATACAAATTTATATGCTGCATCTATCTCATCTGCCATATGAGGATATTTTTTTAGATGCATTGCTTTGTTTCTGGTAACCAACTCGTCCCATGTTTCGCGTCTTTGTAGCTCGGGAAGATATTTGGCGTATTTTGTGAAGACAGTGATGTCACTCAAGATCTGGTTAGATATTGTCATTGTAAATTCTTTTTTTATAAATGATTAGTAGTAATTTGTAATCGGCCGCATTGACTATAAATAGGTGTTTTCTTCATCGAAATCGTCGTTTTAATCGATTAATTTGTTTAATTCTTCAAATTTATTTGCCAAGGCATTCCTGATCACAGTGTCGTCATTGTTCATAACTTTTTTAGTTTGTTGACCCAGTATTGTGTTCTCTTCATATATCTCAATGCCACAAACTGACATATTCATCTTACTTGGGAAAGTCAACCCATCCGGACCAAACCGGTTCTTTATTATATGCCACCTTCCAGTTCCACTTATCTTATCTGCAGTCTTTCTGGATAACGATACAATAAAATCTGCTACCATTACCTTTGTATATGATTCAGCAATCTTATCTGCTTCAATCACTTCCATCTCAGCAGCACTTCTGTTTGCTTGTGATGCTGTCCATAACGGTATCTTGTGCAATCCTGCTAGCCCTCTCAACTCTTCATAGATGCCTCCTAATACTTGATCATGACGAGCGTTCTTATTTGAACCTCCATCTCTCAATAAGTCAGCATAATCTATAAATACAATATCTGGTGTTGCTCCTTGTATAGCACATTTATCAAGATGTGCAGCTATTGTGTTTACAGTTGCAGTTTTAGTTGGATAATATTTGATGATTAGTTTTCCAGGAAGTTTCTCCATTGCCTCTTCTACATCTTCTTTGTGATACTTCAAATCAGAAGTTGGTATGCCAGTATAGTAACTATCAAATCTTCCTCCTACGTATGTGTCTGAAAGTTCTAGTGTATAATACACAACATTCATTCCTTTCTTTGCACAATATGCTGCTGCATTTACTAATGCCATTGATTTACCAATACCAGCTGGTGCGACGAATACACCCATCTCACCTGGACCTAATCCACCATCGGTTATGTCATTAATAACTTCCCATGGAGTTGCAACAGTCTTTCTGCTATTTGCATCAAACCTTGCTTCAACATGATCAATATACTCATGACCAATATCTTTATCCGCTCCAGCTTTCATAGCTTCATCTACTGTGCTTTTGATAGCATCATATTTGCCTTGCTGTAGAAGTTGTACGGATTCTAATATTGCTGCTTTAAGTTTTTGATTCTTACAAAAATCTAATGTCTTATCTTTTATGTAGTCTGAATCTAAAGAATCAATGTGTTTCATAACATCTTTGAGATTATCAACTACGGTTGTTTTTAATACCTCTTGTTCGATGCTATCTATCTCTACCTTCATTACTTCTAATGTGGGTGTTGTTTTGTATTGATCAAAATACTTTGTAATTGTTTTTGCAATCCATTGAGATGATTCTGAAGAAAAGTATGTTGGATCTAGTATATCATGTATCTGCTGTAAGTAGATTCGATCCTTAATAAGCACCGCTAACAACTTACTTTGAAAACCAGCTCCATATAACTGAAAGGTATCTTGTATTCCCATAGGGTTGAATATACAATTTATTTATGTTGATTACAACAAATTTACATATTGATTTAATTTAGTAGTTACATCTCGTAACCACATCTCTGGATTGCGTATTGCATTTGTCATGCCATCTTCGATTAACAATCTGTGAAAAGTCATCTTTGCTAGCTTACGTCCTTCATCGTCCATCGCATCATGTATACGAATTTGTGTTGTTGAGTTAAGTAGTGTGTCTTGCAACTGCATTATTTTATGATACAGTTTTATGTTTTCTACATTTTCTTCAACAATTTTGTATGCTTTGATTTTTGAATCTTGCATCAAATCTTCGTTGTATGAAAAAAATTCTTTAAGATGAAGTACTTCTTGCTCTGCCATCTTTGGCCATCTCTTCAAAATTGTTCTTAACTTTAGACCGGGAGCTCCTGGAATGTTGTCCGAGGAGTCCCCTTCTAAAGCACGATACACGGCAAAGTTCTGAGGAATAACTCCGTACTCACTATACACATCATCTTCATAATACAACTTCTTTTTTGTTGGGCTCCATACGTGTACGTTATTGGATACCAATTGTAAGAAATCTTTATCTGATGACATGATAAATGAGTGGGAGTCTTTTGGTGTAAGTATGCTATTTGTGATGTAAGCTATTACATCATCAGCTTCTGCTCCATCTAAAGTTATTACGGTGATTGGTAAAGTCTCGAGATAATCTACCAACCTAAGAAGTTGTTCTAGTTGATTGTCTTCCTTATCTACAGACTGAGCTCTGTTGAGCCTAATCTTTACCTTTCGCGTAGTCTTATACTCTGGATACAACTTACGTCTTGTAGCTGATCCATTCTTACCATCAAACACCACGATCACCCGAGTAGGGCTAATTGTTTTGATAGCATGACCCATACTAGATAAAAACCCAGATATTCCTCCACAATGTTCGCCATTTGCGTTTAGTGTAGGTGTTGCTGAGTATGCTCTTATAAATGTGTTTAATCCATCTACAATAAGCACTCTATCATCTCGATGTTTAGACTCTTCTGTTTCACGCAACTTTAATTGATTGAGCAGTTTTGCATACTTGTTTCTCATTCCTCATCTTGATTTAGTGGTGTATCGATTCCATCCATATTAGTTGTATCTATATTCAACTCTTCTGGATCGATATCATCTTGCTGCTTGTAATGAGATATGCTATTCTCTTCAATTGCTTTTTTGCAATATGCTCTAACATCATCTCTCTTGAGAATGTCTCTCCACTCTTTACTTTGGAATTTAACAATCTCTCCAGTATCTTCCATTACAAGAGTATACCAAGATCCTCCCACTGTTATAACTTTGTACTTTTTTAGTGTGTCTAACCAACTAGCATGATCATCAATACCAGAGTCAAAGTAGATGTTAAACTTCGCTTTTTTGAAAGGAGGTCCATATCTATTTTTTACAACGGTAGCTTGAGTATTCACACCAATAATCTCACCATCACTATCTTTAATCTTACCAACAGCTTGAAGTCTTACTCTACAGCTTGCATGAAATGGCAAAGCCTTTCCTCCACTTGTAGTGTATTTATCTCCAAACATGGCACCTAACTTTTCTCTCAACTGATTTGTAAATGCTAGGATTACTTTTTCTTTTCCAATAAGATTAGTAATCTTTCTTAACGCTTTTGACATAATAATAGCTTTGGATGTAGCCCATCCATCTTTATCATAATCAGCATCTTGTTCTATCTTTGTAGTAGCTGCTGCTACTGAATCAACAACGATTGTAACAAGCCTATCTTTACTATTCTTGCGAATATCAAGGATTAAATTCTCAATTGCTTCAAAGATATCTTCAATTGTATCCATTGGTAGGTAAAGCATATTTTTTACATCAACACCAATTGCAGTAAGAAACTCCTCACTAAGTGCATTCTCTGTATCAATGTAAACTGCTATACCACCTTTCTTCTGAGTATTAGCTAATAGGTGAGCCATAATCAGAGACTTACCGGACGCTTCTAGTCCGGTAAACTCTGCTATTCTTCCTACTGGTAATCCTCCGTCAGGTCGATTAGATATGGCAAGATCAAGATCTGTTGATCCGGTTGACACCCATGTCGTAAGATCGGTTTGTGTTTTTTCCTCTCCTAAGAAATGAACAGCTTTGAAGTCTTTAAACTTCTTATTTAGACTTGATGCTAACTCTTGAGCCAGCTCGTCCCTTCCCGCTATTTCGTCGGGTGTAACTTTTGTCTTTGCCATAACGATTATGAATTAAATAAATCTCCAAATGCTTGTGAAATATCATCTGTTGTACTAGCTGTCTTAGCTCCAGTGATTGGTGCTTTAGGTGTAGAAGATTCTTCTCCTTCACCAGGCTTTAACCACTTTTCTAACTCAGCTTTCATATCATCATATGATAACTCAGTGAACATTTTTGTTAACTCTGGTTGTTTGTTTACAATAGCATCAGCGATATTTTTATCTTCTGTTGCTGGAGTAGTATTAGGTTTTACTCTAACATTGTATGTAGGATAACCACCTTCTTTGTCTGGATCAATTCTTTCGATTGTTACATCACGACCATTTGTTAAGTCAGTAATATCACCATAATCTGGATCAGTGATTACTCCTAATAATTCAGAGTAAATCTTTTTTCCGAAAGCATAAAACTTAACTCCTTCAGATTCTTGTCCTCTAACGATAATTGGAACATAACATCTGAATTTAGGTTCTAACTTTCTACCCATCTTCCAATCTTCTTTATCTCCTGTGCTTTTTAGTTTTTCAGCAAACTCTAATACTGGATCAGGACGTCCAAATGAGCTTGGAGAGATCATTGTTTTCTTTCCTATATCGTAGTGAAAGTAAAGTTCTTGAAAAGGGTTTGATTTGTCGAATGCGTAAGGTACGATTCTTATTTGTGATTTTCCGGTTGGTGGTTTCCAGAATACATCTGAGTTTCTGTTTCCACCGCTACTTGTTTGAAGCTCTTGTAGCTTCGCTTTAATTGCATCTAAATCTAGTGCCATTTGTTTTTGTTTTTACTGGTTTATATTTATATTTAACTGTCCTGCTAAGTATCGAGTATCTATCTGAGCTATTCTTTTTACTTCTATTTTTTCTAGTTATGCTCTTAATTGTACTACTGACTTAACATACTTGACTAACTATACTAATTCTTTACCGTATTTGCAACTTTTATTTCATTGTAAGTGTTTTATTTCTATGCTTCTAAAAGATCCATCTCTATTAGTAAGCAGTAGGCGGTTAGCAAATTGTGACCAATCAACACGATAAGTTTTATCTAAAACACCATTATTCTGTTCGCGGATCAATGCATTCAAAGCATTAATGCTGTAAAGTGTTTCAGTGTCTTTTTTACGATTGATTGTGATTGTGTCTGACATTCTACTTTGAGTGTTGACTGTATTGTAAATGCAAACAACTGATGATTCTTGAACGTATTGATAGCATCTCATGTTTGAGACATTCTCTACTTGATAAGTTTTGTGAATGCGCGTGATGCAAGAGGGAAGCTCCGACACTGTCGTAAAGGTGCAAAGTAACTGTGATCTCATTTATTATCCTGATGTTTCGTCTGGCTTCTCAGATGCCACTTTACCTTGAGCTGTTTTTAAAACTGCAATCTGATCTTGTAGGGCTTTGATCTGCTCCTCTTTTGTTTTGATTCTTTGATCAAGTTCTTTCTTCTCTGCATCAATTTCTCCCTGAGTCTTTTCTGTCAAAATCTCTTTAGTGTACTTGATGTTGTTTGCTCGAAAGTAGCTTTCTAAACGTCTGCGGACTTTCTCCTTTAATATTTTTCTCGTACGTTCTTCCATGATAATAAATAGGACTAAGTTGCGCAAAAATCTAAATTTGCATAATTATTTCCACTCTTCATTTTAACTGGAAACTTATATAAATCGATTGATGCTGGTATAATTTCATACATTAATAAATTCTTATGATCTTTGTGTACATCAAATAACACACTATCGTATGTGTATAGTATAGGTTTTCCTTTAATACCAGACTTGATAAAATGTTCACTCATTGTGTTTAACATCTCAACATTCATTTCAGTTTCTATCATTTGAATATAGTAGTTGAAAAAAGTGTAAGGAGTAACATCTTTATAGTTCTCCCACTCAAGCCGTCTATATGATATTGGACTCTCAACATATGCTTCTAACTCTTTCTGATTGTATAGCTTTTTTACAAAGGCATCTGTTTTTGCAAAAAATGGTATATGTAAATAATCTTTACGTATTCCTCCATACAATTGTCTGAATGTATCTTCTTTAGCTTTAGATATTTGGTCTTGTGTAGGAGTATCTGTATTATGATAATGTTTAGCTAAATGCTCATAAACATTATCTTTACCAAAATCATAACCAATCAATGTTGCTATAATTCTAGGATGGTATGAATTGAAATCTAATTCTACTAAACAACCATCATCACCATATCTACTAACAAAACACTCACGTGTTTCGTCTTTAGGTAACGCTGCATAGTTTACTCCTCCAAACCGATTACTAGGTCTTCCTGTTGTTGTATAGTAGTTGTATTGTGTGTAGCATTTATTACCAGCTCTACTAAATGTTTTACCAAATCGATCTTTATACTTCTCTTTGTTTACATACAATCCACTTGACTCAATCCAATTAAACACTCCTCGAAGTTTGTTTGCATAAAAATCATAACCACTAGGTACATTAATATCTGTAAATTGATTACATATATTATCTACTCGCTCTTGCAGTTTGAGTAGTGATATGAGTGAGTTTGTTTTTTTACAACCTGGTATGTTTTGATTGTATCGTATAACCATTCTGCTTGATTCTTTTTCTAGTTTTCGTCTAGTTTTTAAATAATGTATCATATCGAGATCCATCAAATTTGGCCAATCGTATTGTTGTAATAGATGAATGTCTGTGCAGAATAGTAGATTAGTAAACTCGCCTAATGTTTCTAATGGCATGTTGTACACAGCTTCTGGATGGTTGACTCCTACAATGTAAGATGGACCTAAGTGTCCTTCTTTGATGGCTAATGCAATAATTTTATTCTGTGTGGAATGTACTCGATCGTCTTCTGGGATTGGTACAATAAATAGTACTTTATCTTGCAACTCTAATAACTGCTGTTCGCTGTCTATAACCATGATGTAACTATACGCTTTTTTTACTTACTACCCAAAGGTCTGGGTGGAATAATTTTACCAGTCTGTCTATCAAATGTTTGTCTAAATGCAGGTTTGTTTCCGCTTGTTAGTTTATTATTTGTCAATAAAGATTCTGGATTGCCGAATTCTGTTTGGTTTGTTGGAATAGCAAATTGTGTGTAATTAGTGATTAATGATGGTAGATCGGGAATTGTTTGTGATGCTACATTAATACGTTCTTTGTTTGTCTTTTCAATAAACTCAATAGTTCCTGTCAACTGCCATAACACATCTACATAATCATAAATGTTTGGATCAATACCAAGATCAGTACCAAATCGATCTCTTTGATCAGAATTAATTTCAATTGCAAAATTACCTAACCCTCTTCTCTGTACAAAAAATCTTGTATCAAATCCTAACTCATACATACCATCAGACGGTCTTACGTTATAAGTGTATGGTATGGGATCTGTATGATCTTTAAGAGGTGTATAAAACTTATTCAACCTATCATACACAAAATTATCCATATCATCATAGTATGGTAGCAACTGTACACTATTATCAATACGACCTTGTGGTTTTATTGGTCCAGTATATATCTTCCCATCGTTACGGCGATGATACTCTCCTATATATTCTTCACCCAATCTAGTAGTAAACTCTCCACCTTTAGTATACTTATAAGATTGTTCATCTCTTATAATTTGTCCAGGTGTAGGTCTATTAAAACCTTTTGATTTTTTTCTATTACGTTTACTTCCTTGTGCTCCCATTGTTATAAATACTATCTTGCTATGCCTGGTTTTGGTGAAGTTCCAAATGGATTGGATCTACATATTGTTGATACTTTTGTTACCCAATCATTTACTGATACTTCGTGCTCTACTTTAGTGACTTGCCATCTAAACTCTCTACGAATTCCTTCTGGAATACGATTAGCTGAAACCATTTGTCCAAACTCAAATCCACCAATACCATCTACTTCAAAATTAAAATCAAACGGCAAAGGAGTACCAGAACACTTCTCTATATCAATATCTCCAACTTTTTTATCTACCCAAGTTTGTAGAGCTGCTACAGTTTGATCATTTACTTCATCTGACATCTCATCAAACAAATCCGACCTACTTGGTTCGTCAGCTGCCTTTGAGCTATCTTCACAACTACCACACGATGTTCCCAATGTACTTGGTTTTGGCTTAGCTTTGTTTGTAGCATCTGTTGCTAGAAAGAATGCATCACCTGCAATTGGTTCACATCCACCATCTCCTCCAAATCCACTTGTTCGTGATTTTTGACTGTTACCAGCGTATAGTGCTTGTGTTTTCATAGCACCGGTCATTTTTAAATCTAAACTAAAATTTCTCAAAGACGAATCTCCTACACTACTTGGAACCTCAAAAGGAGCTAATTGTTGCATTGCTTGCCTTTCATCGAGTATTTGAATTACTGGTCCATCTTTATCGTCACATGCTTCTTGTGAAGAAATTGTTACAAAAGTCCACGGACTACCACATACTCTATTAATTCCTCTTAACACATTATCTACTAATGTTTTCAACTTTCCATCTCCATCGTAGACAGATTTATATTCTTTTAGAAGAAATATTACGTTACACATAATTTTAGATAAACGTACTTTGTTACCTTCAATACAATTTGGAAGACTTCCTCCTTCACCACCAAAATCTAAATCACCCTTTACTGATAAATCTCCTCCTCCAATAATACATACACGTGGATCAGCAGACAAACACCATAAAGGTTTTGGAAGTTGTATGTTGCTAGTATCAATTCGTCCTAAAGGATATTTTCCACCCTTACTTGGTATAGACATAGTGTTAAGCATATCTACAAATGCACCAAAACTAATCCAACACTCTGAGGTTTCTTCACCTCCAAAAAATCCATCCCACCAACTTCCATCCTTTTCACCTCCAGTTTCTGTTCGCTCTACACCTTCAAACTCCATCTTTGTCCAGTAATGGTATCTAGTAGAAGGTGAATTACGTCTCAAGTCGCTAAAAATTCTAGATGCGTTGCTATTCGCATTTTCATACAAATCAGCCAAAGCAGCGTAAACTGGTCCAAAGTCTTTTACTTTTTCTCCTTGATCTGTTTCAACTTCTCTAGGGCACTGGCAATTTGAGTTGCTAACTTTACTATCTGTGAAAGGATCAGCCATTGATATTATTTCAATCTCACAATCCCAATAATTATCTTTAGTTAAGCTATATTTAAAGTTGGCTACAATTCCTTGAAATCCATCATAATTAGCATTTGATTTACGTAAGTTGTTAATCTGACACACTGCATCTCCAGGCTTTATGCCTGGACTTGTGAGTACTGCAGGTGGTCTTTTTCCTCCACAATCTTCGCTCCATCCCCATTGGACTCTAACATCCATTCCAGGAATAAAAAAACACTTTTGTATTTCAAGAAGGTCTGCATCTGTATAGCATGCAAACTTAACACTTGCTTTACGTGTTGTTCCTAACGATCCCATTGCTTTAACTGATAAGCCAGTTAGTGTTGGGTGTGGTAATTTGGTTGATGAGTTGTAAGCTGATAGTGATGGATTACCTCCAAATAAGTTTAATGCCTTACCTCCGGAGTCTGGATCGTTTCCCATCTCATTATATGCCTCTTTGCATCCTCCGCCAGCACAACTTAATACATATATCCATGGAAAGCGTTTTGCTGTCCACTTCATTAATTTTGTACCGTTTGCTCGATTGCTAAACTCTGTCTTAACTGAACCCGGTACACTTCTGGATCTAAATGGATCTGCCATAACTTATATTTCTTGATTGTTTAAATCTCTATAATCTCTTAATATTGGGTCTAACTGACTTGGTATTCTTAACTGTAATCCTATTGGTAACTGTTGTGTTTTTTTAGAAAGTTTTTCATTTGCCTCTCCTATTATCCAATAATAGTTTACATCACCATAATACTTCTCAGCTAATGCGTATAATGTATCTCCAACAGTTGTAATAACATACAAATCTTCATCGTGTCGTGGTATAGGTGGATACACAACCGATCTCATGATTCTTGTGTTGTATGAATCTTTTCTTTGTGGTATATCTTGATATCTGTTATATGCCATTTACTTAATATTTTTTACCAAAGTAATTACCAACTCCCGCTCCATTTAATAACTTATCATCGCTATCTGCTAATACAGCAGCTTCGAGGCTTACTTTTAACATATGTGGCATTTCTTCGTCAATATCAAAAGTAGCTTCCGCTGGATCAAAATCCCACTTTAGTGATGAAAATGCGCAATGCGCATCTATAAGATTTCCAATTTTGAGTTTACATAAAGGTCCAGTTATATACTTAGCACCGCTTGCAAATCCGCCTACCACAGTCATTCCTGCTAATGCGTTCAACTTTCTCATGTTTTTATCAATGTCACCTTTACTAAATGATGGCAACAATACAGCAAACGATACAGCTCTTGTTACTCCAGTAAACTGTTTTAATGTATCTTGTCTTCCTACATATTGCACATCGTTCCAATTGGCAGTAAATCCATCTGAAAAGGATGTTAGATAGGATTTAAGTTGTAAAAACTTGCCATCCTTTACGAATTTAATAGTAACAAAGTCGTTAAATTTACCTGACTGAGCACCTGGTATAACTCCTCCTTTTGACTTTATTGGCTCAAAGGTTCCTGAATATCCCTGGTTTTTTTGGCCAAACTCAATATCACCTTCTATTTTTTCCTGAAAAGCTTTTCCTGCTAAACTTCCGTAAAAGAGTGAATCATAATATCCTAAACTTCCTACATATCCAGTATTGTTGAGAGATGGCAAGCTGCCAGGATTAGTATTTCTTAAAACACCATCACCTCCAGGATTGCCATTATTATATTGATCTCCACCAACGTCTCCTATATCGGGAGGAGATTCGTTATTTTTATCGCCTGGTGCTGAGGTTGAATCTACTGCTGGAGTTTGTGCAGGTTTATCGTTTGGATCAAACTGTACTTGGTTTACTACTGATGTACCATGAAACTGAATTGGATCATTGACTGCCTCAGTACGATTTTCTAAAAACTGTTGTACGGCTAGTTCTATTGTTCCATGTTTTATTAATGGATTTTGTATAGCTTCTAAAGCATCAGCATCAAATCGTGTTACTTCAATATCTGCTGATCCGTGTTTAACTTTTGGTGTTGAAAATGCAAGTAGTCTATCTGTTTCATACGATAGAATGTCGAGTGTAGGTACCGGTACGTTTTCTAAAGTTATTGTTTGGAACTCCTCTCTATCTACTACACTACCTTTTATAAGACCATTTTCTTCAATCATTCCTTGCAAAACAGCAATGCTAAGATCACCTAGAGGTTGTTGATCTTCTGTAGTTACTCCTTGTTCAGTGACTGGATTCCATATAGGCAGCTCAATTGAACCTTGATTCACTACTACAATAGGTGGTGTTGTTTCTGTAAAAGAAATATATTGGTTGTTTGTTAGGAAAGTTCCTTGTAACTGCAACATGCTAGTATCTTCAATTCGATCTGCTGGATCGGTTAAAGATTCAAATGCACCGTTGTTGAAAATTGTTCCTTGAGCAAGAAGGATAATCCCATCACCAATACGATCTGTTATTAGTGTATCTGGGTTTTGTATTCTTAATATTTGGTTTTCACCAATAGGTTCTTCAGTTGTTGTTACGTTTTGAGTATCGTCAATTGCTGCTGTTAGTAGTGGTGAGATTTCTAAGTATCCAGTATATAGATCTGATAAAAAGTATTGAGCTAGGTGTGTTGTTTTAGCTCCATTAGGTTGTGCTAATCTGTCTGCAAGACTTATATTTGAAGCGAATTGTGTTCTTGCTCTTGGTATATCAAAAGATTCTAACGATCTATATTTTATTGGTAATGGTGTTGGTAAATTCGCTTGTGGTGAGTCTAATAATGTTTTTAATATTAAACTTTCTTTTTGTGGTAGTGGTGGTAGCTCTTTTAATGAAGCTCCTTCCTTAGATGTGTTTAGTTGTGATTTAGGTAAATTTATTTCATCACTATTCTTGTTCTGAGATGTTGGAATAGTATTAATCTCTGGAGAACCTTGTGGTTTGTTTTCTTTTGGAATAGTATTGATTTCTGGAGAACCTTGTGGATCTTTTTGTTTTGGAATTGAGTTAACTTCAGGAGAACCTTGTGGATCTTTTTGTTTTGGAGTACCTTCAAAATCTCTGTCGTAGATAGTTCCTTTAAGCCTATCTACTAAGCTGATTGTTTTAAAAGGCTGGATTGGTTTTCTTTCTTCCATACTATGCTACTCCTGATGTTGATACTGCTAACCCTATAACATCTCCTACCTTTTGACCATCCATATTTATCACACCTGGAGTTTGGAATGCTGCTCTCAGCTGTCTTACCTCTTCGATAAGCATATCCATTTTTGCATCTTCTGGTTTTGTCTCTACAGAAGAGCCTCCACCTAAATCATAGTTAATTGAATCTCCTAATAGTGTTAAGATTGGTGCTACAAATGATAAAGCAATCAATCCCATAATGGTTGGTAGTGTCAATAATCCTGCCATTGCAAATGCTGTAATCCCTGCTGCCATAGCAAACATAGATTCAGCAATGAGTGCGAACGAATCAGCCATAGAACCTAATTGTAATAATAACGTTACTCCAGGGATGGCTGCTGTTACTGCTGCTGCAAATCCAGCCATTGCAATTGTCATAAATCCTAATGCTGCTGCTCCTACAAATATTCCAGGAGCTGATACTAATCCAGCAATTCCTAACTGCATAATAAATAACGAAGCTACTGCTAACATAGGTGCTACTGCTCCTAATGCTCCTACTCCATCTGCTATCTCTGGTAATGATTCTGATATAGATGCTAGTCCTTCTGAAGCGAATTTTACTCCAATACCTAAAGCTAACATTCCTGCTCCTAATGCTATCAAGGCTGGTGCTCCAAAGAACGATGCAATAGCTAAAGCAAACAATGCTCCACTAAATACAAACATACCAGCAGCTGCTCCTATCAAAGATAATCCTATTGTTGGATTTTCTGCAAATGTACCTAAGAATTCTTGTAGTGCTGTTGTGCCGTCTCCTGCTGCTGCGAACATCATCATTGATGCAGCTACGGCAATTAATCCAACACCCAATAAACCTAATGCTGCAGCTCCCATTGCTATTGGTATAATTAAAAATCCTAATCCAGCTGCTGCTAATCCTAATAATGGTAATGCTATACTAAATGCTATTATACTACCAACATCAACTCCTTTCAACAATGAGAATGCAAAGGCAGCTGGTATGAGTGCTGCTCCTAATACTGCTAAGGCTAACGATCCTTTGAGTACAGCAGATGGGCTAATTTTACCTAACGATTTAGACATTAAGAACATGGATCCAGCAAACAATACTAACGCAATTCCAACATCAATCATATCCTTTGGACTTCCACCCATAGCTTTAACTCCCATCGCAATCGCTGCTAACCCTATTCCTAGTAATGCTCCTGCACCTACTAATACTGCCACACCTTTTAATGTTTTTCCTGGCTGCTTTCCAAACTCTTGTAAACCTTCTCTGAGGTTTGCCATTGCTGTTTTGAAGTTTTTTAATGGTGGTTGTTTGTCTGCTTTTTTAGATGCGTCTGCAGTTTTATCCATAGCACCTCCAGCAGAGTCAGCCACTTTCTCTACATTCTTATCTACACCTTCAGGAACTTTTTCTGTTAATTTTTTTGCCTTATCTACACCTCCAGTTACTTTCTCTGTTGCTCCCTTTACCTTATCTGCCCCTCCAGTTAGCATGGCTTTTGCTTTATCTTTTATTCCTTGCAATCCTTCTTTTAATGCTTTTGCTTGATCAGCTCTAAACTTGGATTGTGTTGCCATCTTCCAAGCCCAGTGTGCTTTCTCAGCTACCCACTGTGCTGCTTGTTTTGCAAAATTCACACCTTTTGCAATTCCAGTTTTGATTACATTTTTGAGTTGTTTGAAACTTTCAATGCCAAGTGTTTTAGCAAACTCTGCTATATCTTGTGCTCCTTTTTTTAGAGTACTAAACCCTTTTACTAATGAGAATGCTGTGATTGCTGCACCTTTTAGCTTATCCATAAAGCCACCTGCATTAGCCATTAACTCATCCATAGTAACTTCACCCGCTTCTAGTGCTGCTTGTTGATCTTCAGATAAGTCGTTTAACTTGTCTTGATTTTTAACCATTTTCTGCAATTCACCTACAGATACTCCCATTGAATCAGCTAACGCTTGTCTTTGGATTTGATTCATTTTATTGAATTCAGCCTCTCCTCCAACATTAGCTAACACTTCTTTTGTTGCTCCAGCTAAGTCACCTTCTAATGCTAATTGTCTTGCTTTGTCAAGATTAATTTCTCTACCCAACAACACACTTGCTTCCATTTGTTTTTCTATGGAGTTTTCAAAGTCAAGTAGACTTTCAGTCATATCAACCAATGGCCCCATCTCCATTCCAATCTTCTTAGCAGCAACAGCCATAGTGGCCATATTCTTACCACCATCCTTACCATACTTAGCAAATGCTTCTTGGTTCTTCGCCATGTCTTGTAGCACCTCGCCTGGAGCTGCACCTGCTGCTTTTGCCATATTGGCTGCAAATCGTGCTGTATCATTGGCTGTATCCATTGTTGCACCTGGCATCATACTTAGCGATGCTGTCAACTTTCCAGCCTCTTCATTACTGATACCAAATGATTTAGCTAACGATGCTGCTTCTAGTCTTGCTTTTCGAGTGTGTCCTTCAAGAGTACCCATCTCTGCACGCATACCAGACATTACTTCCATTGAGTCTTTGGCACTTGCTCCGGTTAGTGAGAATGAATCGCTGATTGCTAAACTAGTTTCATGGAATGCTTGAGACACAGTCATTCCTTCATGGCGAGCATGATCAAACAACTCAGTCGTTTTCTTCATACCCTTTGCAACTTGGTTTAAGAATATACCAGCTGCTGCTCTTCCAT